AGGACTCAATGGCAATTTGCCTCCGCGGAAAACGCGAGGCGGAGAGAACGTACTCTGATACGGTCAGTTATAAATGTATCAAGACTCAGGCTGAATTAGAGACTAATATTGATGGCTCAATCTCAATCAAAAAAATCATCCTCAAATAGAAATCCTATTGCTCGTCTTTTAAAGCACTTTACTCCTAAACGATTTAAAGATAAAACGAAGTATAAGCGAAAACAAAAGTATGAACGAAAAAATATTTGGTAAATTAGAGCTATCGGCGCGTGTTAGTAATGGTGTATGTACGCTGTGTCAAAATGAAAGTATGTTTGTATCCGTAACCCCAGAGATTTATCGCTGTGTAACCTGTGGTTCAGATTGCCACCAATACATTAATGGAAAAATTAATTATTTACCTGTAAGTCATAGTGTTTTAGAAATCCACGGGAAAGATTAGAGCCCATGGCTCGCAAGAAAGCTAAGAACCTATATGGTTATAAGCATATCAAACGTACCCCTCGAAAACGACCTGGACGTCACGCAAAAAACTATTCCAAACGAATTCCCAAACGCAAAAAATCACGAGGCCAGGGATAATGTATAAAATTCTTATATTAGCTTATTTAATAGGAAGTGATCCCGTTATCACTCAACAAAACTTTCAGATGCAAGGTTGGTTTAGAACCATGTCCGAATGTAAAGCTAATCTATTAAAGCAACACCCTGATCAAACCTATGAAGTTATGCGTGAATTCGTTGAAGATAATGACTTTAAATGGGACTGGCTCGTTGCCGGTTGTACCAATGAAGAAACAGGCGATAAATTTATGGTTTATCCCACTTATCCTAAAGGAAAACCCCCTGAATTAGAGGGTATAACATTCGATTTAAAAGATATATTAATTTAATACAGGCCTTGACAATAATCATCTAATCTCCTATATTAGGGATATGAAAGAAATACACATAAAGGTTTCTAATATTTCTGAGCGACAATGGAATAGCTTCCTTATTGAACTTAATCTGGTTAAATCTTCTTGGAGAAAATTTGGCCCTCGAATAGAAATTAAAGCTAAAAATTTTGAGAAAATTATTAAGTGGGGACGAAGAAAACCAGGTGCGGTAGAATTAGAACATGAAACACATAATAATATTATTACTTACCACAAACCTAAGCGTTCAGGAAATAAGACTTCCCACGCACGGTCTTGATTGCTCTACGTTAGGAGACGCGTGGCGTGAAGCTAACACCACGTACCACGGACCAGGGCCTAATCAAGGAAACTATACCCGTAATGGTAGTTTAATGTGGGGTTTTTATTGTGAATAGAATTTCGATGATAAAAGGACGGGCCTCACAGCACAAACGCTTCGCGCTAAGAAGCTGTTGCGGTTAGCGTATAAGATTCCCTAAGCTTCGCGCCTGGGAGTACAGCAACTGAGCCTTTGCTCCCGTACGAGTACGTGCACGGAAACTACGGGGGTTATATGAACAAACCTATCCTAAAGAGAGGGAAGGATAGGTATTAAAGGTGAGAAAAAATAGTGTAACACATTTTGCCTCAATATCAAACCTGTTTTTCTGCGATTTCTTTGCAAGAAAATTTAATAAAAATTTTATTGGTATTAATATAGTCATCTCCCATAACATTTAACAGCGACAATGAGTCATTATAGCCCTGGTGCATACAACTCGACCAATCTTCAAACAACGTTCTATGTTGAAAAGGGGCTTGGCATTCACCGGCTACAGCGGAGCAAATAATTAAACTTAATAATATTTTCATCTTGACAATGCTTTTAAATATCCTATATAATAATCCAAATGAAAGGAAATAACATATGACGGATATAACAAAGTATAGAAATGTTTCATTAACGCATGGAACATACAAGACTTTGATTAGTTTGTCGAAGGTATTATTACCGGATGCAAAATTATCAATTAGTAAAACCATTGAAGCATTAACGAATGAGAAAGCGAAGAAGTTAAATGGTAAAATTAAAAAAATATAGAGTACATAAAGCTATTTGTGATATATGTAATGGCAATGGCTTTGTTAAAATAAAACCAAGTAATTATATGCTAAAACTACTTGGTAAAAAACCAAATAGTGTGGAGAACGTTCACCAGTGTTGGGAATGTGATTCAGAAGGAGAATATTATGTATACAATCCTACATCGGATTCGTCAGATAACAATTCTACTGACCATTACAATAGTAACCCATTCTTGCACTGAGTTTGCGCTCATCACTGCAGGAGGAAGTGTGGCTGTTTCCCATAATGCTTATGTGAAAGCCTATAATGGAGTTGACGTTCTTACCATTATGGCAACAGAAAAAGACATTAAAAAACATGTCTATGATTCTATTAAAACAAAAACAAACCCTAAATAAATGCCTCCTTTTTTTATTATTATTTTTAGTACCCTAACTTTCGTGACTTTATTAAGTGTTTATATGTTAGTCACAATTTAGCCTTATTCTCCCCAAGCCTCAGCGATACAAATACTGCAAAAAAAGACTTGAACTTAGTTCACAGAAGGACTATATAGGAAGCATGAAAGAAACAAACCAAGTTATAAATGTTACATGGGTTTCGTTTATAACCTTATTTTTAATTAACTCATGAGAAAGGAAATAAATGAAGAAAAAAAGAGATAGAAATAAAGGTAGTAAACGAAGATTTATTACTAATATTTCTAAACCCAAAGATGAGATGTTTTCTAAATGGCAAGGAAATACTGTTCCCATGTTAGGTCGTCATTATTCATTAGATAAATTAAAAAATGATGCCAAACTGGACACCGATGTATTATACACGCGGAACTACAGTAAATTTAAACTAATGGAAGATAACCGAGATGTTGATGATAATCACGTTGCGGAACTGGTTGTAAGTATTCAAAAGAGAGGACAGTTACAGCCGATTATTATTAATGAAAAGAATGAAATCATTGATGGTCAAAGACGTTTCACTTCATGCAAAATTCTGGACATTCCAGTTATGTATATTGTGAGTCGTAAAACAACTATTAAAGATGTTCTTCTTATTAACACTTCTCAAAAATCATGGACCCGACACGATTATCTAAAGGCCTATTGTCATAAGAATCATTGGAATCATGTAGAGTATCTAAAAATTGCTACTTTTCTTAAAACTTATTCTTTAAAATTTGATATTGCTTTGTTCTTGTTGTACGGACAACCCTTACAACACAGCGCAGGCAAAGGACTAAAAGATTTTAAAATGGGTGATTTTAAAGTTGCTAGTTTAGAGGGTGCTCAAAAACAAGCCAATCAGTTAATGAAGATTAAAGCATTTGCTCCTAATCTTGTTAACATTGGTAAGTTTTGTAAAGCTTTTCTCCGAGTTTCTGGACTGGAAGATTTTTCTTATACGATTGCCTACAAGCAATTGGAAAAAAATACTAAGAAATTTGATAAATGTCAGAACCAAGAAGACTGGGATGAAGCGATGGTTAAAGCTTATAACTTTAACTTAAAAAAACCTAGTAAAAAAATATCCATCAAAAAAGATGGGTTTTAAAAACATGGGGCCTTCGGGCCCCACCGTAAAATGAAAAAAGAAAATTACAAACCCCTACCTTATCAATTAATTATTGCCGATTCCGCGATTAGCGGTCAAGGTGTGTTTACGACACGAAAATTAGTACAAGGAACCTTACTTGGAATTTCTCATTATCGAATTGATGGAGAGTATATTCGAACTCCTTTAGGAGGATTTATTAATCATTCAGAAACCCCTAATTGTCATCGCTCTCAAGCGCGTATTCGCGAAGGTTTTGATAAATGGTATATTACCGTCGTCAAAGATATTAACAAAGGGGAAGAACTTACATTAAAATATATTTTATATGACCCAAAATAAAAAACCGAAATGGGACGGTCGATCTCGTGTTTCTACCGACATTTACCGAAAACGTTTCAACGAAATTTTTAAAAAAGAAGAAAAAGAAGAAAACAAAGAAAGGAAAGATTTAAATGAATCGCTTAGAGAAACTCCAAAGTAATCATAAGTATAAAGAAAGCCGCCGACGAGCTCGCTTGGCCTGGTCGAGAACGGAACATGGTAAAGCCTGGTCCAGAAATTATATGAAAGAATATAGAAAACTTCCTCACGTCAAAGCCGCCGCACGAGAATATTATATTAAAAAAATTATAAAAGAAAGTATTGATGCCGGAAGAGAGGACCATGCATAAAAAATTTTATAAAATTATATATGATTGTATTGTCAGTGGTCAAGTGTCTGCTGATCGTATTGCGAAGTACTTTCAAGATAAAGGTTTTTATAAGTATTGGAAAAAAAGAAATGAAAAAAAGTCATAAATACAACTACATCACCGGGAAACAAATTACCGATGGAGAGACCGGAACCCGGTTCTATGATTTCCAAGGAATTAAATTGCCTAGCGTCACAACTATCCTTGCAAAGACCAAGAATCAGGAGTATCTAACGGCGTGGAAAAATAAGGTAGGACATGAAAAAGCAGAATCCATCAAGAATTTATCTTCTCAGCGGGGGACAAGCATGCACAAGTTCCTGGAGTCTCATATCACGGACGTTGGCTACGATGATCTTACGCCAATCGGATGCGAGGCGAAGTCCATGGCCGAAAAAATTATTGAAGTGGGTCTTACGCCTGTTTCAGAAATCTATGGTTCGGAAGTCATGCTACATTACCCTGGGTTATATGCTGGCTCTACTGACCTGGTATGCTTGCACAATGATTTAGAGACCATCGTTGATTTTAAGCAAGCCAATCGACCTAAGAGAGAAGAATGGATTGAGGATTATTATATGCAAATTGCCGCCTACGCCATGGCCCACGATGCCTACTACGGGAGCACGATCAGGCAGGGGGTCATTATGATTTGTACGCCGGATCTGTACTATCAAGAATTTAGGATCACGGACCAGGGCTTACGGAGCTGGAAACATAAGTTTCTTAAGAGGTTGGACCAATACAATGAACTAATTCATAGCGAGAAAGAACAAGCACAGGTTGATACGACGGCATTACTGGAAGAATTTTCAAAGGATAAAGTGTCCTAAATGTGTTTGAAATGTGTTCAAACTAAGGCATACGACAGAATCTGTATATGCAGCTAAAAAAAAATAAATTTTCAAATAAAAACTACTCTAGAAAAAGTGTCTTTTTGTACAAATGGCTTAGAAGTGTTGGTATACAACAATAATGTCTGCCATTTGGTGTAAATAAAAAGTGTCATGTGACAGATTATAATGTCACTTTTGAACTAAGTGCGACATATGTGTACAATAGCTCTATCTAGCCCCAAAAGTTTTCAAGCTTTTGGTTTTTTCATTTTTTTTTACATACCTATAGAGATTTTTAAGTTATAAAGATAAAATGCCCAAGAAGAGAAAATTAAATGTTGTGAGTAGTCCGTCCGAGATTCCCTTTCAAAAGTATAGAGTTGAATGGATTGATTGTATTAGTGACTCTGGTTGGGCTGATGAGAAAGAATTCAATAAGATGAAGCTGGCTACCCCAGTCAATGAAGGTTGGTTATATTCTAAAGATAAGAATGCTATTAAACTATTTGCTTCCTATGATAAGGAAGATGATGGTAGCTTTACTTTTGGAGATCGGACGATGATTCCTTTGCCTTGGGTGAAGAAGATGACGAAGATTTAGATGGCTTATTCTCAATTACCCCTTCAACAATCTTTGGAGATAGAAGAGGTTCGTAGTCGTGTAAAATTTGTTTCATTTTGGCTTCTAGTTGTTCCACTGTTAATTCTTCTAATTTCCCATGTTTTATTATTTTTCTGTCTATGTATAATCCTGCTGCCTTGCCTCGAGATACTTCAGCGTTTACAGCAGAAGAAAAACTTCCCTTCTTGAGAGCAGCCTGTTTAATTCTGTCTAGCTCGGCAACATGCTTTTCATAACTTACTTCAAATTTTTTTCGTCTCTCTTCTTTGAGTTCTCCCATAAATTTTGCCACTAACGGGGAAAGTCTTGGATTCATCAACTCACAGCCTTCTTGTTTTGCTCTCTTAGGACTATAGCCAGCAAGCTTCGCTGCCTCCATTTGAGTCATCATACCTTCGGGTCCACCAAATACCATGTATTCAGCAAATCTTTTTTGCATTTCTGTTAATCTTTTTGGAACTCCCATACTTGACAATTTAAGGTAACTATCCTATAAAGTCAATATGAAAGATGACCGAGGAGATTTAGATTTAACACTTCTGATTGAAAACCATCAGAAAGAACTTTGGGATTTTAAACAAAAAGAATCTCAGTGGATAATGGATAAAAATCAGCTAGAGGGTAATCAAAAAATTATTAATGAACTTTCTGCAAAACTACTAGACGTTACGAAAGCAAATTTTTCTTTGAAATCGAAGTTGGTTGAAGCTGAAGAAGCCTTAGCTAATGCGTTAGCTAGTGATGAGCGTCAGAAGGAAGCAGATGAGAAGATGATGTTCAAGCTAGAAAGAATACGAGAGTTAGAAAATATTAATGATGATCATAGACAATTAAATGGACACTTACAGAGTCGCTTGACAGAGGTGGAGCAGGAGGTTATAGAGCTTCATGCTGACAATAAAAAGTTAGCACGGCAAATACAAGATTTAGAAAACAACCGTAAATATTCTGAAAGTTAAAATTTAATGCGAGTACAAGACCTCCAACAATTTTTATCCAGTTTCACACAAGGATCCGATGCAGTGAAAAATGCTGTAATACTTTGTGAAGTTAATGGTACGTTGTATGATGTTAGGAGAATGGAAGTGCATGAGAATGAAGCGCCCATCCCAGGTTTCACAGGTCATACCGCACATCGATTAGTTTTAAAAACTCAAAAACCATCTAGTATTATACTGCCAGATAAGTTACAAAAAGACTACTAATGCACGAGGTAGTTACCTCGATAAAGACATGGGTCCAGAGGCAAAATTATATCAGAAACTTCGTAAAAAATCATCCAGGATTTTATGGACAAGGCTGGAAAACCTTAGCTTACTTGGGTGCCCTGATCTATTGGGTTATAATGCTAATTCCACTTTTTTTACTGTCGAGTTAAAAGTTACTCGAGGGAATAAACTTAAATTTTCTCCGCATCAAATTGCGTTCCATAAGACACATCCAATAAATACTTTTATCATAGCCGAGGCCCTCGGTCCGAGGTCCTCGAAACTTGTTCAGATGTACCGTGGTTCACGGATCACAGAGCTTGTCGCTTGCGGCTTGAAGCTTGATGCTTGCTGCTTGGGGCTTGACGCTTGTTGCTTGGAGCTCTCGAAGCTTGGGGCTTGATGCTTGGCGCTTGAAGCTTGTAGCCATTATCCAGGCACCATTGATCGTGGAATTTTTTTATAAGTTCTGATTCAGTGCTTCGGGTATGTGACATTGTCTACCTTCCTGTCCCAGCATGCTCTACAGTCCCGGCATTGGTTGCCCTGGTCCGCGGCAGGACATGTCTTCGTCGAG